TTACTCAAGAAGCTAAAAGAGATGCTGCAACAGCTTGGCAAGATGGTGACGAAACAATTAATAGTAGTGAAACTTGGGTAAGCGGTAATAATAAAATTGCTACAACAGGGGCTATTGATGGAAGAGTCGATGCCAAGATAGATACAGCATTAACTACCGACATAGTTGGAGGTGATCGTATAACGGTTACTGATGACAGCCCCGGAAGTGGTCAGGTAACTATAAAGGTTACTCCTGATTCAATAGTCAATTCTGATGTCAATTCGTCAGCAGCTATAGCTCAGTCAAAGCTAAATATAGCTGATGCAACTACATCTGCATCTGGTTATATGTCAGGAGCAGATAAGACAAAGCTTAACGGAATAGAAACAGCAGCTACAGCAGATCAAACCAATGCTGAAATTAGGACAGCGGTAGAAAACGCAACAGATTCAAATGTATTTACTGACGCTGATCATACAAAGTTAAATGCAATAGAAGCCAACGCTACAGCAGATCAAACAGATGCTGAGATAAGGGCAGCAGTAGAGGCAGCAACAGATTCAAACGTCTTTACAGATGCTGACCATACAAAACTAAATGGTATAGAAACTGCTGCAACTGCTGACCAAACAGCAGCAGAAATCAAGACTGCATACGAATCAAATGCTCAAACAAATCCTTTAACTGACGCTGAGAAAGCGGTCATTGATGGAGTAACGGCTAATACTAGCGAGATAAACGCCTTAGATGGTTATACGGGAAATGTAACTAACTTAAATATCGTTGCTGGCAAAACATTTAGAGCATCAACCGATGGTGCATTAAGTACAACTAGCGATACAGAGATACCAAGTTCAAAGGTTATTGCTGCTCACGTTGCTAGTTCTCAAACAGCTATTGGTGGATTTGTAACTATTGCTGATGAGGTTTCATTCCCCAATACTCAACCTGCTAATGGAGTTGTAGTCAGTATTAACAATGCTGCTGGTGTTGTAGTTAATGGGTCTGGAGTAAGTACAACAGGTAAAAGAGTTGATAATACAACAGTAACTATCAATGGATTTCCTAGCTCATTATATGGAGAGACATTAGCTGCTGGTGTTGGTTTAATTGTCGTATCTACTGCTACTGCCAATACTTATAGCTATCACAAGATTCTTACAAGTGAGACAGATGTTAAACAGTTAAGCGATGACATTAACGATTTCAATAGCAGGTATCGAATAGCAAGTTCTGCACCATCGTCTAACAACGATGAAGGTGATCTTTACTTCGACACCGCCGCTAACAAAATGAAGGTGTATAACGGTTCAGCGTGGGATGACGTGGCTTCTGTTGGTAGCTTCTTTGTTAATACACTTTCTAGTTCCTCTGGTACTGGAGGTGGAAGTGCGACGTTTAACAATAATGCTTATAGATTTACTTTAAGTAACGCTGGTCAATCTGCTCAACAACATATCGTTTCAATTAACGGTGTTGTTCAGAAACCTAACAGTGGAACTTCTCAACCTAGCGAAGGATTTGCTATAGATAGTAATGACATAATCTTCAGTGCTGCACCTGCATCTGGCAGTGATTTCTTTATAGTTACTTGCGGATCAAGTGTAAGTATCGGTACACCTAGTGCTAACTCAGTCAACTCAAGTCACATTATTGACGGATCTATTGTTAATGGTGACATATCAAATAGTGCAAATATAGATATATCGAAATTAAATACTAGCGGTACTGCTAGTAATAGTAATTATTTAAGAGGTGATGGAACTTGGTCTACAATTGATTTAACTACTAAAGCAAGTCTCACTGGTGCTACGTTTACTGGTCCTATAGTAGTTGCGGATGGTCAATCTATAACAACTGGTAGCAGTTCTGGTATAAGTATATATCATACTGCTGTTAACAATGGAAGTGCAGTAAACCTAAATTACATAGATGATAGTTCTGATGGTGGGATAAGATATAGATCAGGCCAGTCTCACCAATTTACTGGTCGAGTCAGTCCAAACCACAATGAACTACAAGCTAAATTTATATGTGATGGAGCTGCGGAGTTATATCACGCAGGTAGTAAAAAGATAGAAACTACCAGTTCGGGAATAAACGTAACAGGACAGATTAATGTTAATGGCTCTGCTCTATCGGCTGCTCCAGAAATAACGGCCACTGCCTCTGGTGCTATTGCTGCGAACGATCCAGTCATTCTTAATAGTGACGGTACGGTTAGTAAACCAGCCGTAGTTTCTTCAGTACTTGGTTCAAAGCAAGAATTTTCTTCTAACACTCCTAACTATATCGATGCTTGTTATGAGCCTGTTAACAATAAAGTTGTAGTTGTTTATTCTGATCAAAATGATAGCAATAGGATTAAAGCTATAGCTGGAACAGTAGACGGATCTAATAAAACAATAACTTGGGGAACAGCTATCAACCTACATACAAATACAGACGATGCCTGTAGTTACCCAAGAATTACGGCAACTAATGACAGTGGATGGTGTGTAGTTGTTTGGCATTCTGCTTATGATAGCAATAGACTTAAAGGAAATTCTATCCAAACTAGCAGTTCAAATAATAGTTTGACCTTAAATGGCAATAGTTCTAATGCTGCTCGTGGTTTAATTATTTCTAGTAATTCAAATATTTATACCTCTACTAAAACTTATGCCTTTGGTGTTGCATGGAACACAGGCAGTAGTGGTCAAGCCGGAGGTATTGTTGTATCGACTAATACAGGCTATACCGTTATAGCTAAAGCTTTAGTAATATCTGGCGATGGAACCTTACAACGACCGGGCAATCAACTTACCTGCTTTTCAAACAATCTAAATAGAAGTGTTGCAATAGGGTTTAATCCTGATAATAATACCTACTTAGTTGCTTCGGGTGATCAGTCAGGGGATAATGTTGATGTTATGGTTATACATACCAATTCAAGTAACAATGTAACTAACCTTACTGGTGAAGTAAACGCTACAGGCACTGTTGGTCCTACCAATGTTTATAATGTAGCTTATGCACCAGTATATAAAAAGTTCCTTGTAGGTTATACACAAACTAATACTCGTAAATTACATGGAGTATTGTTAGATACTGATAGTATTACGACCTCTGGTGGAAGTAGTCAAACTCTAGCGGCTGGTACAATTGTCACCGTTGACGCCACTATTCAAACTACTCCATCACATAATATGGGTGGTGATATTTCTTTTGACGAAGATAAGAGATGTTGGATAATGACTTGGAGAGGAGATGCATCGCCTAATGCAAATACAGGAGCATACAACATAATTAAATATGATGGAACTACATTATCTCCTGCAACGGCTGCTGTTTTTGACTCTGGAAACTCTCGCTACTCCTCTGTATGTTATGACCCAGATACTAAAACATCTTTAATGGCTTATCATGATAGTACTAGTGATGGACAAATAATCGTTATAGTTCCTGAGCACAATACATTAAGAGAAAAGAATTTCATTGGGTTTGCACAGGCGGGATATTCAAACGGTGCTACAGCTAAAGTTTCTGTAGTTGGTAATACATCTACTCAATCTTCATTAACACCTGCCTCAACTTATTACGTCCAAACTAATGGAACTATAAGTACAACAGCAGGTTCTCCAAGCGTAGAAGCTGGCATTGCTCTTTCATCAACCAAATTACTAATAAAAGGATAAATGGCACTAACAAAAATAAGTACGGGCGGTGTCAAAGATGATGCTGCCAGCCAAGCTAAGATTGCTGATGAGGCGATTGATGAAGCAAGGCTACAAATAAGTAACGCTGGAACTAATGGACAGTTCCTTAGTAAGTCTGCAAATACTGGTGGGTTAACGTGGGCTGATGGAGCCTCAGAAGGTACAGAAGTTAAATCTACAGGAGAATCAGGTGGTACTAAGTTCTTAAGAGAAGACGGTGATGGTACAAGTTCTTGGCAAACAGTAACCATACCCCCTGCTGGAAACACCTTCACTGCTGTAGCTAATGGATCTATTGCCAACAATAAAGCCGTCAAGATAGATACAGACGGCAAGGTTAGTGAGATAAAAACAACATCACAAGCTTTTTCTACTCCTCAATCAGGTGGCAGTGCTGATGTTGTTACTGATGAAATACACGATCCCGTATGTTGTAAGTTAGCTGAAAATAAAACTGTCACGGTTTATTCATTAGATGCAAGCAATACAAGACAAGGATGGGCTTTTGTTTCCACCGTAACTGCTTCGGGTACTGGTTATAGCAATGTAACTCGTGGTACTCATGTCAGATTTACAGGCACTGGACAAGAACAAGTACGAAATCCTTCTGTTTGTAGAGTTAGCGATACTAAGTTTGTAATTACTTGGGTTGAAAATAATAGTACTGGACCAGTTTGGGGAGTAATAGGGACAGTTAGTGGTACGACTATAACTTTTGGCACTCCTACTTCATTAAATAGTGGTAACGTTGTTTGGAATATAACAAGAAATTCTTGCTGTGTTTACGATTCTAATGCTGGAAGAGTTTTAGTTTTTTATGCTGATGGAACTACAAACTCTGATTCGTTTAAATTCAGATATTTCAACGTTAACACTACTGCACCTACAAATATAAGCGGAGAATTTACATTAGCTTTCAATGAAATACCATACAGAGTAGATGCTGTATTTGATTCAGAGAATAACCGAGTAATTGCAGCTTGGACTGTCGGGTCAGGTGGTGGCTACAAAATTCTTACAACATCAATAGATAGTAGTGCTACTAGCCCTACTAACGGCAATGTAGTTTTTCAGTACGCAACATCGAGTTCTGACGCAAAGCATGTTCAGATTAGTGAAGACTCTACTAATGAAAGATTTATGATTACATGGTCACAAAATAATAAAGTATATGCGAACTATATAACAGCTAATGGATCAACTTTAACTGTAAACGGTGGAGAAACAGGTGGTGCTGTAGAAGTTTATAGTGCAGGAAATAATGAAACCTATCCTAATGTTGAATACGATTCTTCAACAAATTTATATTTAGTTACATGGTTAGATTGCTCAGATGATTGTCGTTCTCATGGAAGATTTGTAAGCGTAAGCGGGTCAACAGTTGCAAATAGTGGTAATGCTACAAGATTTACTACTACATCTGGTGATTATATGTCTCTTTGTCAATTTAGAGGTGGTCTTTACTGGATGCCAACTAGACAAGCTGGAGATGATCTACATCCTTTTGTTATTAGAACAACCCAGCAAGTTTCAAACCTAACTGACCCCCATCATTACATGGGTTTTGCCGATCAAGCATATACAAACGGTCAAACGGCTACAATTAAAACGATTGGAAATGTTGCAGAAACATTATCAGGTTTAACTCCTGGAACTAAATACTGGTTACAACAAGATGGAACTATAGGAACAAGTAATGGTTTTGCTGGTTTTGATGCACGCGCTGGTTATGCTATAGGTTCTACTAAATTATTGATACGACCTCAGGCGTAATAGTGAAACTCCCATCCATAAAACTGACTAACGCTTTAGATATGCCTAGCATCCCTCTAAAGCAACCAACAGCAGAGATGCCAAGATTTCCACCAATTGTCATCCCTCCCAATACTTTACAAGCTCCGAAAGGAGTAGAGATGGAAGAAATACCAGCTCCAACAGAGGATGAAGAAACAGCTAGAACAGAACAACCGAGTTATACCTTACCTGTAATAAAAATAGATCTACCCTTACCGAGTGCGGAGGTTGTAGCCACGGCGACTTATGCGGCTGTTGCGGCTGTTGCCACTACTACCTTAGCTACTCCTTTATTTGACAAACTTAAAAAGCAAATACAAAAATTCCTACAGAAAAAAGTAGATAAATGGAAGGAAAAACAGAAGAAGAAAAGAGAAGCCCGAAACCAAACCTGTTCAACAAACTAAAAGATGCAGCGGAAGACCATGAAGCTCAGGTAGCTATACTTGGTACTTTTGTTCGTCTTGGAGTGGTGGTCTGGTCGGGCTTTATCTGATCATAACTCTTAATTACGTTGAGATACCAATGATCAAAAAGACCCAAAACACAGATATCACGTTCGTAGCCAGTATCTTTGGGTCTGCACTTTATTCGTTTGGTTTACAGACAAACAATAACAAAGGAAATGGCAAGAACACACCTGTTAATTGTCCAATGATGAAAAAATCTTAAGCATGAAAAAATGGATTTTAATGCTCGTACTGGCATCACCCACGGTAGCAAGAGCAGAAATGATTCAACCCAACTTTACTCAGGGTTCGATGAACAGTACCACCACCACAACAATAGATATAGACGAGGAGATAGTAACAACGACCTACGGGGCAGCGTTACAGAAATGGTCAGGAGACAATATAACTCATTCCTCGGCAAGTTCAGGAGGAATAGTAGACAGCGACTCAATCTTCAACATGACAACCGCTGGCTCGGACTTCTCACTAGAAGTAGTAACAAGAGCAGCGAGTCAGATAATCGAGAAAACCGAGATAGACCGAACTATCGAGCAGGAGTCTACTACTGTCTCCTTATCAGTCTTCTCTCAATAGCACCAGCTAGAGCTAACGAAGCACCAGAAGTAAATAACACCTCATCACCTGTTGCAGCGGCGACGGGAAATGTGACCAATAGTGCAATTCAATTCCAGAATAATGGTGCTCCTAGTAGACAACATTACGGGGGTTCCATTAGCTGCAACGGTCCTACCATGACGTTCAGTCCCTTCTATATGGGAAATCATACGGTTCCCTTTGATGATGAGATGAGCCAAAGAAGCTACACACTAGCTGAAAACTGGGGAGGCCAGATTAACTTTATGGTTCCCCTTGACCGTGCGGGACTAAGACAATGTAGACGTATTGCAGCCCGTCAGGAGGAGAAGATGCGTCTGGACTACGAATTAGTTCGTGCTCTGAAATGTAGCGATCTCCAGCGTAAAGGTTTCATGCTGGCTGAAAACTCGCGTGTCTATGACATGTGTAGTGACGTAGTACCTATTGTCGAATACAAAAAGAATAAACAGGCTGCTGTTAAACAGTATCTAGAAAAAACATGTACTCCTAAAGATAAGAAATTCCCTTGGAATGAACAGGAGTACGAATGTCCAAATACACCTAATAAAAATGAGCACAATTAGCGAAGTAATTAAAAAGCAACAAGAAGCGGCTAAAAAAGCTAAAGCAAAAAAAACTAAATCTACCAAAGAATGATTTTATTACTTAAACCAATTCTCTTAAAATTTGCTACTTCAGATTCAGTTAAAAAACTGATTATAGATATTCTAAAAAAACTGGTATCAACTACAGATAACACAGTTGATGATAAAGCTGTTGAGTTTATAGAACAGCAACTATTTATTAAAAAATAATGTCCTATCAGGTCTTGGACAGAGACGGTAAATTGATGGGTACTTATGGCACTAAAGCTGGAGCCGAGAGAAAAAAAGATGCTCTAGACAATGAATATGGTGGTTATAGGTATCGAGTACAAATTAAAGCCTCAAAAAAGAAGTCCAAAAAATCTTTAAAAATTAAAAAAGCATAATGAAGAAAGCCACTGAAGACCAATTTAATGAATTACATAACCTCGTCACAAAAGAATTCCTAAAGAGGGTCAAAAGTGGCGACGCTTCAACTCAAGATTTAAAAGCAGCCTGTGAATGGTTGAAAACTAATGATATTAGCGGCGTGGCATTTAACGGTAATGCCTTAGATAAATTATCTGCTGTCATGCCAAAAATTGACCCTGAACTTATCAAGAGTAGATTACATGGCAAGTACGGCTGAGTATTACAGAAGCAACCCTCAAGCTAGAAAAAAGAGGCTTAAACAACAGGCTAAATACAACAAGACAAAAAGAGGACTAGCTATACGAGTTAATGCCAATCGGCTAAATAGAGATCTTGGAACATACGGCAATGGTGATGGCAAAGATGCTGCTCACTACAAAGGAAGTACTACCAAAGGGAGGTTACAAAAGCCTTCTGTTAACCGTAAAAGCAGACTCAAAATTCGTAAATGACCCCATTACTACCAAACCCTGAACACTACCTATACAACTTAATCACGATGACAAGTCCTGACGCTAAACGTTTGTGGCGCAAAGCCATTAAGGAGAAATTCAATTGTCAATGTGTGTATTGCGGAAATAATTATGACTTACAACAACTTACACTCGATCACGTTAAGCCGAGGACTTTCGGCGGCGAGAGTATTACGAGTAATCTCGTACCAGCCTGT